AGCTTTGCAGGTGCCGCGAGGATGCGTGCCCTCGTGGGCCTTGAAGTGATAGTGGAGCGCTGCTTCCCGACTGCCATCGCTCGATGCCTTGAAGCTGTTCCGCCATTCGCACCCGATCACCGGGCAGTCGTTGCTCACTTCATTTCTCCTGTTCGAGATGTCAGAGTCGTCAGGAAATCGGCGACGGCACCACCGTCGGCCAGGTTCCCGTTGCACAGTTTCTCGGCGACATATCCGTCATGGAAGTCGGAGGAATCGAAATCGAACCAGTAGCAGTTCCCGTAGTTCGACAGGGACACCAACACAGGGAACCCTTCTGGGGAGATCCCTGACGGTGTTGCGCCGTCAAGACCACCAGCAATGATCGGGGTGAGCACGATTTCGTATCGTGAACCGGTGCCGGGGCACCAGTCGACGAGAACGGGGAAACCTTCGTGAAGGTCGTCCATCGCTCCGCGGATAGATGCTGGGGTCCAATGTTGCGTAGCCATCAGTACCGCTCCCCTCGGGCGCGGTCCTCAATGTCCCGGTCGTACTCATAGTCGGCCTGCGACCGAAACCGCTTGCGGCCATGTCCCATTGCTGCGGCGAACTCGTCGATCTCTGTGGACCGGACGATATGTCGCATTTCTTCGATGGAAGGTATCTGTTCATGTGTCATGAAAAGATCGTACCACCCCCCGTGACGGTGTGTCAACCGCCAAAGTTGAGTTTCCTCGACAAAGCCGTCCGCTCAGCCATCGAAACCGGCACCGGACGATCCGCCCACGGGTGGTCCCGACAATACGAACACCTACACGGACCACGGCTGCACCGCGAATGCAACAACGCCCCACACTCATCACAACGATTCATCAGTCCCTCCCAGACTTAATAACCATACTGTCGACTATCTGACAGATCTTCTGCACCCCGCCGCCGTCCACCTGGGACATCAACCGTGCCGACAACCCATTACGCAACTTGGGGTCGTTCAACTCATAGGCTACCTTCATGATCTCCCTCAAACGATGACTATCGGAAACATCAGGCGGCACGTACACACAACCTGGCAGCAGAACATGGTCGCTCTCACGCTCATTCTGATCCAACGCCACAAACGGAGTCCCCAAATATCCTGCCTCCAAGGTCATGCGACCGTGCCCCAATACGGCCATGTCGGCGAGCCACAGCTCGTAGGCGATCATGTCGGGGTTCATCACCCCGACCACCGTCACCTCTGGTAATTCGTCCATCAACCGGAACATCAGATCCTGTTGCCACTCGTTCACGTCGGCGGCACCCAAGCAGACCAGTATTCGCGATAGTGGACCTTTGTGTTCTCTGACGGGGAACCCGTAGAAATCCGGCCCAATCGTCGCCATCCCCGGCCCGCACAAATGACCTGACCCGGTTGGCAGCAGTTCATTGATTGTGAGCACTTCAGAATCGGCGTTCTCTGTCTCGAACGCGATACACGGCACACCCGTCAACACGGCCCGATTCAAATAGTCGTGGCCTTCCTCCAGCATGTCGACCATCACCAAGTCGTATTCTTCGACATTCACGAACACAGAATCGGGTTGCCAACGGCGCAACAATTCCGGTTGGGAATACGACTCGTTCGTAGCAATATCTGGGCAGAACACTTCGATGCCGTGTCGAAGTTCCAGTTCTTCTGCAATCAAACGCGCACGTCGGATATGACCCCCACCCCACTGCTCTGTGTCCCCCAAACAGAGGTATAGGATCTCGGATCGTTCACCTACAGCACGGACCTGCAACAGATCGGTCGCTGAATCAACGTCCATAGCGCTCAGCGGGCTCACCGGGATCAACGCATGATCGGACGAGATCATCCAAGCCTCAGGATCTGCCCCATCGAACCGAGGGAACCCGCGTGTCACATGGCAACCACCCGTTTCGGACCACATCGCCTCTTCCTCGAATTGGCGATTGACCCGGCGTTGGAACAGCGGTTCACCTGATCCGTTCCACATCAAATGTTTCGCTGGCGTGATCGTGGTTGCCGAATCGGCATCTCCCATCAAGACCGTCGTTACCGCTTCTTGCACATACGCCAGTTCGAGCCACGGGGACGTGGCTTGCAACACCACAATTAGCCCGTACGTCACATGGGACGATTCGACGAACTCGGCGACAGCGTCCTGCAAAGTTGCCCCCGTGTTTGCCAGCTCAGGATCACGTTGGAACACTCGCACGTCATGAGAGCGCGCCAACCCCTCGACGGCAGGGTCGTCAGTGGAGATCACAACGTCGTACTCCAGCCCCCACTGTCCGAGGTAGTCACCTAAGTCATTGGCACGGCGGATCGACGTAGATGCGAGTGTGTCGGCTCCTGTGACCCGGCGAATGTTCTTGCGGTTCACTTCCATCGAACCCGCACGCATCGGCACGAAGATGAGGACTCTATCTACCATCCCGTCAGCGTAGACCCCAGCTAGACCTCTAAGGTCAGCCAGCACCGGCACCGTGTATGGATCGGCGGGGAAATTGTCGACACACCGGAGATACCGGTGAACCTGTCAACCATCGCAACAACCCGACCATCCAACGGAGCGCAGATCGGGCACACGCGTTCATCGGCAGCGGTTCGCCAAACCTTTTTAGCATCCGGCGGGATCTCCCCAAGCGCCATCTGCTGACGCCACAACTCCATCCGGCCAGCGTTCACGGCACGAACCGTCTCCGTGCGTGCGATGGCGATGGCCCGCTCATCCAACAGACGGTCCCCATAAGCCTTCACTAGACGTTCAATTTTCCCTCGCGTCAGACCCTCTGTAACGCCCTCAGCGAGAGTGAAACGCCGTAGCACCCCAGCCACCGTCCCACGGCCCTCAGCCAACCTCACCAGCGCCTCACGGTAATTAAAGACGGCGTTCGCTGAACGAGGTGTCAACCCGACTGTGCGACGGATGATTTGCACCAGTTCAGACTCACCGATGTCCCCGGCAGCAGCCCGAAGAACAGCCCGCCTGATCGCTGCCTTAGACGCCCGCCGAATCCCAATGACCATGTTCCCGATGTCGCGTTCGACACGCGTCAACAAGAACGGGTCTTCTATATCCAACGTGCCGCCATCCAACAAAGCAGCCGCTGCCATGAGCGCCAAGATGACCGCATCAAAATCGGGGTCGTCGTTTTCGTCTTTCTCGACAGAGAGCCGAAGCATCTCATCCCAATCCCACAACTCAGGGATCATCGAAAGGGGTGTCGCAACGACCGTTTCAGTAGCCACTTGAGCCTGGACGCGTTTAACAGCACGCTTCACCAACCGGGCCACCTGAGGAATGGCGGCATCGGCAATCGCTAACAGGTCGGCCTCTACAGCTCCAAGATCATCCGATGAGGGCTTCATCACGGTCCAGGTTCGACTGTGGGTCTTCCACCGATGGCTCGAACTCTTCGCGTGACTCCAAATCTGCCTGAGTGATCTGACGCAACCCGAGGATGCCGCGGATCTCATTCTGTGTTTCGAGATCGTCGAGCATCACGCCAGAGATCGCCAGCGCCGACATCATCGAAGCGAACGTATCAAGTGATCGTTCTTCGATCTCGCCAGACACAATTCGCGGTAGACGGTCGGTGGGCATCCCGTTGAGTCTCAACAAGTCAGCGATCGCGTACTGATTTAGTGTCGCTGAAATCTCATCAGCCTGCGACTTCAACGACGCGCGGGCGAGCCGTTTTTTCGTGTCAGCCAAAGCGAGCGAACCCACGGACTCATGACCGAGCAGGATCACGTCCTGCAACACAGTCATCGCCTGGTAACGCGACAGCCGCTCAATGATCGAACCGGTGTCGTACATCCGGCTTGACGGGGCAGATAACAGTTCCACTGTAATCAGCGGGTTCCCCTGCTCGTCATAGGTCTTCGGGTAAAGAATCCCGGCCTGTTCGTCGTTCTTCAACGACGTAACCATCTTTTGCCAATTCGCCAACGACGATTTCGTGTCAGCGTCGGCATCGGAATCAAACAACTCAGGTGGAACGCCAACACAGGGGATACCTGCCAGGTCGCGTTCAATACCGATCGCCTCGAACCGTTCGATCCGTTTCTTCGTCCACCACGACGAATACGACGTACGCAACAAACTGCGACCCTCTGGGTTCTGCTTGTGGCTTGATGTGCGGAAATGGAGAGCGTCATTCAACGGGATCAAGACACCCTGTTTCCCGTCGTTCTGGACCATGCCAACCAGTTCACCGCTATCGTCGAACTGCCAACGCAGCAAAGTTTCTTGCGCCCGCGGAGACAATGTTCGCCACCCGATTTTCCCGTCCTCATGACGGGACACAATGTCGGAGTTATACCCCTCGCGTCGCTTATAGACGATCTCGGCGTATGCCCAGCCGAACACCAGTTTGCTCAACACTTCGGCGATGAAGTCAGCCCAAGTGATCGACATGTCGTGCATACACGATTCAACGAATTGGGCGACTTCTTGGTCCTCGTCAGTCGGATCTTCATCAGGGTCTGAGAACGGGGTCACGTACCACTCGACACCTCGGAGCGTGTGTTCCATCGCGAACAACACAGACCCAGTGATCGGGTCGTTGTCACGCATCTCCCTGTAGACGGCGACACCCTTCGGACCCTTCAGGGTCGGTTCCCATTCTTCGTCGATCATCCCGGCCCAATGCTTCAGACCTGTGACGCCCTGAACGCTGAACGGATGAGAAACGTCACGTTTGCTGTCTGCTGCCATCACGGCCTTTCATGGGAGAACTGGCAGCGGGCCGATTTGAACGGCCGACCTTCTGGTTATGAACCAGACGAGCTACCAGGCTGCTCCACGCTGCGCTCACCAAGATAGACGTTCCAGTCCCCACAGTGGTGCGTACATCCGGTTACACCCAGGCCAAGCGTTACGTCCCTGTAATGTATAGAGACGTTCGGAACGAAACGTCTGTTCAACAAGCGACCATTCCTTCGGGTTTTTCGTCCCGCCGACCGCTTCCCACGATGTCTGATGGAACTGGTAGAAGCCGTGGAAATTACCGCGCCCGTTCCGGTCGGAGATGTTCCTGTTCCTTGTTTCGCACCAGGCCAGAGCGTCCCAGTGCTCCATTCGCTCTGCGATGTCGGGTTGTGTGGCGTACCAGACGGCCGCTTCGGGGGTCGTGGTCGGGTCGTCGAAATTGATGGGTGTGAGCGCGAGTATGAGCGCGGCGATGGCGTTTGCGAGAGCAGGCATCCACCCAACAGTACATTACGGTTCCGTTACAAGCCTCGACTTGGTGACCTTGACGGCATCTGGGTTCAGGTCGTTCACGGCGAACCGACGGCCTAAGTTCTGTGCTGCGACGGCGACCGTTCCTGAACCACAGAACGGGTCCACGACCAGATCGCCGGGGTCGGTGTGAACCTCAATGAATGGTTCGACGATCGCTAGAGGTTTCTGATTCGGGTAACCGCTCCGCTCAACGTCCGTCGTTGACATCGTCTTCGTCCACACCGACGAGATTTTCTTCGGGTGCGTGTAGTCCCCTTTCGGGGCTAACCGCTTCTCGGTGGGCACTTGGTCGTAGTTGAACTCGCCGTCACCGTCGATGTCGAACAGCAGAATCGTGTTGTGTTTGTTCGACCACCACGACTTCGACACACCGCCCGTCGCGTACGACCAGATGATCTCCCCCCGAAAGTTCAGAATCCCGTCGATCTCAACCATCACCTGATGCACAGCCCGATAGTCCAAACAGATCGCCACCACACCCGTTGGGGTCAGTTTCGATTGCATCTCCGCTGCCATGTCAACCATCATGTCGACGGTTTGCCCAACGGACCCATCCTGAAATGACTGCCCTGTGCGGAGCAATGTCTGCCGGTCCCCTGTGCCGAACGGCGGGTCAGTCCATAACAGTTGGACTGACTGGTCGTCGAGGTCGGCTAGGAATGTGTCAGCATAAAAGTTGGAAACGGTCATGACAGTCCTGCTGCCGCCGCAGCTCGACGGGCGAGGGCGCGCTGGCGACGGAGACGGCGACGTTCACGCTCGCTCATCCCTCCCCAGATACCGAACTTCTCACCGTGATCGAGCGCATATTCGAGACAGTCCTCACGAACGACGCAACCGCGACAGACCTCTTTGGCCTCCTTGGTCGAAGCACCGCGCTCTGGGAAAAAGAGATCCGAGTCGACACCGAGGCAGTTAGCGAACCCCCACCACGTCTCGGATTCTTCCTCCTCGTCGCTCACTTGGGCACCTTCCCGTAGTATTTATACACCGTGTGCTGGCTAGGGAATGGGGAACGTCTCGATGTCCAGCCCGCCAGGCCCATCCATTCCACAGTAGGACCGAACAGCCCTTTCGAGATTGGGCCGATGTCTTTGTGTGGTCCAGACGAGTTCGTGTACGTGTACGGCGGCGTGGAACCTGGGACCGGGTTTTTTGCGACCACCCCATCCATCCAGCGGAACAGGTGAACCAGGTAGGTGGTGATCTCGGAAAGGGTGGAACCTGAGATCCCTGCCCCGTGGGTTTGCAACCACACTTCGATCATCGCTGCGGTTTGCATCTCGATCATCTGATAGTGAACGGAACGTTCTCGGTCGACCTCAAGTTTGTTGTGGTCACCGTTGAGGGTGCGGCGGATGTGATCGTCGGCCCATCCTGCTATCTGAGCGATCTCCGATTCGAGTGGCCCACCGGCCCTCGCTGAGAGCGCCGCACACAATGTGACGAGCGTTGACAGACGGAAGTTGTGGTTGGCACGCCAGTTCCTGTCGGAGAGACGAGACTTGCACACGTCAACCCAGTCGCCCACCCCTGCCGGTTCGTAGCCGACATCGGCGCAAGCGAAGAAGATGCCTGGCATCACGTTGCACGCGAACGATATTTTCCCTGATTCTTGTGTGATGTTGCCAAGCGTGACCGACAGGTCAGCGTTCATTGCGCCCCACCCGTCAGCGATCTCCTCGAATACCGGGGACACGACGTTGATCTGTCCGAGCAGGTATTGGTCCGCGACGAACCGCATCCACTTCGCGCAGTCCATCCCTGCCGAGTAGATCGGCAGAGGCACGTTGGCATATATCTCTGTTTGCCCAACGTACGGACGGCCATCGTTGAAGATGTTGTTTGGTGCCGCTGGGGCACGCCCTTTCGGAACGGCCGTCGACTGTCGCGGCACGATCACTGTCCCCGACAACTGCAACACGCCGCGACGTTCTGTCACAGGTTCATCAACCGGAGATGGGTCTGCCGGTTCAGTCGGAGGTTCAACGACAGGCGGGTCGGGTTCCTGGCTCGCCCATTCCTCGATATCTACGACACGTTTCTGAAGCGCAACGATCGCCGATGCAAGTTTGGCATCACTGGTGTCAACGTAAGTTTGGAGCGCATAGTTGTGAGCGTGAACCTTCTCCGCGTATTGGGGATGCGTGTGCTCAGGCACGGGGTGCGTGTGTTTCTTCGGCGCATACGCCGGGTGGATATGTTCGCCATCAGCCATCAGAAAGTTCTCCTCGTGATTTTCTCAATAGCCCGAACCCATATCGGAGGTTCGGGTTCAACAACAATTTGCGTCACCGCTACCGGCAAATACAGGGAACAGAAATCATCAGCGGCGACCAAGGGCCATAGTGATTGCACGAAACCGTTCTGGGCGGTGGGTGTCGGCGGGTTCAAGTGGCATTCCAACCGAATCCCTTGACAGTCATCGGGTTCGTCGTGGAGGTACGCGCTTTCAATAGCGACCATCCGCACCCAATAACAATCGGAACATTTCCCATGCGCCATTACTGGGTGCCCCCACGCCAATACCTCTTGTAACACCGCTTGCAATATCCGCGGGCGTCATGGGGTCTATCGCAATCCGGTTCAGTACAAACCGGATCGCGTTTCTGATGCACGATCCGAGGTGTCGGTTCACCTGGATGGCCGTTCTTCAACCACCGCCGATAGTGCATCCGGCACCAGCCCCGTGTTCTAGCGTCCCGACCGCAACCGGGGACTAGGCATCGTTGGCCTTCGTTCTTGTAACGCGACATCAGATCTTTCCTAGAGTGTTCGGTTCTTTCGGTGTGCCGATCGGACCCATCGTCCTATATCGAGTCTTCAGTTTCCCGAGCACGAAAAACAGTCCCGAGATCGTGTCAACGAAGTCGTCGTGGGAATGGGTGTCATCAGTGGTCATCTCCGTCATTTGTTCTATGGCTGCGCCGTTCCAAGGGGCTTCGACCATCGCTACCCGTCCCTGTTCAATCGGGGAGACAGCCAACTCGGCACGCACATGCTTCTTCCCTGAAGGACGGTTCCCCTTCACTGGTTGCACGCCATCCAACTCCCGTTGAAGCTGGTGTTGTTGGGCTTCGCCCGCCCCACCTGGATCAATCTCGATCCACTGAGTGACGATCCCATACCTGTCACGATCCGCTGCCGCAATTTCAGCGATCTTCTTGTCACGTTTACCCGGTCGCAATCGGAACCATTCGGAGTCAACGATGTAGTGCATTTCGTGACGGCGCGTGTCCAGAGCAGCCAACGTCCCGACGGTCCAGTCTGGATCACGGTTCCCTTCGTGCGGTTCGGTTGACGCCAAGTCCCAGTACCGGATGTACGTCAGCCCTTTCTTGTCTCGTGGGACACGGGCCACAATGTCAAGATTCTCCAGATCAAATACATCTCCGAAGTCCTCGACCACCAACGCATCAATTTCCTGTTGGCCCATTCGTGTGCCCTGGGCCGGTTTGATAACCGAGTCAATGAACGCTTCTGACAGATTCAACAGGTTGGCGTGAGACGACCCGCGATATCGGGCGACCTTCAATGTGCATTTGTCGCCACCCAACCACTTCACTAACGCATTCGGTTTTGGTGTGGTTGTCACCACTACCTGGGGGTGACCGGCCAATGATCGGAGACGCAGACCCGCCATCATGTGGAACCACGTCGTGTCGTTCATCGGGCCAAGCGTCGCATCATCCCATGCCGCTAACTCATCGGCCCACGCCTTGTGGTGCTGCGGGCCACGCAACCGAGATGCAACCTCAGACGAATAGCCCTGAAGTTTTCCGCCGTCCTTCAAGAACAGTTCGACAGTCGCACGGTTCCAGTCCTTACCCAGATCCCCTGTCGCCAGCAACTCCTTCGGAATCCGACTCAGGATTCCCGACTCGCCCTCGAACATCACCAAACGAACGTCAGCCAACGTCGGGCCGACACACGCACCCCGAAACCCTGGCCCATGTTCCTCGGCCCACTCGCAGATCGTTTCAGAACCGGTACGGGTCTTGCCTGCACCACGACCTGCTTGGATATACCAGACCGTCCAATCCCATGTCGGTTTCTCCTGCGATGGTCGACGGGTAGCTGCCCACGCCTCTTTCAGCACCAAGTCCAGTTGCTGATCGGTCAACGTCGAGATCTCAAATGTCCCGTCTTTCGCTCCCTTGGCGACAATCTCGCGTAATGACAGATCCTCGGCGAGCGGGACAACGTACCAGCCGTCGCGTCCGCGCCTATCGCCGAGTTGCGATTTGTCCATTGACATGACTGGGTACTGTACCAGCCACCCGCGTCACTCTGAAGAGTTAGCTATGATGGTGCTCAACTTGTTAACGACCTTTCGAGGTTGAAGCACACGCCGGGGCTACAGACCCCGGCGTTGCTATTTGTCCATTGACATGACTGGGTACTGTACCAGCCACCCGCGTCACTCTGAAGAGTTAGGCGTTCTATTCGCTATGTCAGCCAATAGATCTTGGACCAGCGACTGTTTCTCCGCCAACGTCAACTCTTTGCCGTCAGCGGCGGCGTCAGCGTCGATCTTCTCGTGCGCCTGCTGCTCGACTCTAGATGCACGCCTCTCAAGTGTCCTCGGAGCGGCCCACCTGTCAGGGGACCGGTTGTAGAGGATCGTTTCGCATGCACGCACGTTGCCCTTGAGCGCCGTCTTGTAGAGGGTGTCTTCCACCTTCGCTACGCTGTGTCGCTCTGCCGCCAAGAGGGCATGATCGAAGTCGGGGTCTTGGTGTCGGCCCTTCAGCAACGTCGACTCGGCGATCCCGGCAGACGCAGCAGCGATGATCGGGCGGATGTTCCGTGTCTTCACGTCCTCGACGACTTGAGCCTTCACCTCGTCAGTCAACTTCAACTGACCGCCACTGATGTCGCCACGGATCTCGATAGCGTCAGTTACCTGGCGGTTGAACTCGCTGTCGGTGCCTCGCTCCGATTTGACAGTCGTGTGATCGACATCAACGATGGCGGCAGCGGCACGGATCGAGTTCCCGTCAAGAATGGCATCAAGGAACTTGCCGCGAGTCACGGGGTCTTGGAGTTTGCGGTACTTCGGCTTTACGCCTGTCCGCGCTTCGATCTCATCTACGTCAGACATAAACTCAACCATACACTGTGTTAATCCTGCCAGGGGGCAATCACGAACCGTAGATCCCGTGAACCCTTCGGACGCCAACGATCAGCGAGTTCTCTGGCCTGTCTCTCTGTCCCACAAACACGGCACTGAGATGTCAGATGTGACCCACCGAAAACGTGGTTGTAGGTTTCGTAAATCGCCCACACAACCCACCATTCTTCCTCAATCATCAGCGCCTTCCTGTCGTCGCCGCCGCGCTGCGAGCCGCTGGTGGGCGTTGGGTGGACGATCGAAGCGACGCACGTAGATGTCGTGGCACGCCTTGGAGCAGTACGCCGACTGGTGGGCTGTCGCACGGGTGATCCTGGCTCCACATTGCTGGTTACAGCAACTGTAGTCCGATGTGTTCATGACTTTTCGGCCAAGGCATCAGCCTGTTCTTTGATCGTGATCTGTTGTTCCTCTATCCGCTTGTTCGCTGCTTTGCGTGTCGCCCCTAGTTCGGATTTGAGTTCCTGATTCTCGGCTTTCAACGAATCAACTAGCTCCGTTAGTTCGATGATGATCTCATCGGTTTCTCCGCTCATCGGTCAATGTCTCCCCTCTGGAACAGTCGTGGCTGTCCTGGCCGTCGTGTCTTGATGTCGTGTTCGACGCTTTGCCGTATTCTCTCCATGTCCGTTTCGGGTGGCGGGCCGTGTCTGGTTTCTGACGGGCGGGTACGGAATGTTCCCCCGGCGCATTGTGTGCAGTGCGTCATATACCGGTGTCTTCGAGCCACGCTATGACATCGTCGGTGGCGTCGTTGGCGTCTGACATCAGTCCGATTGTGGTGCCGTCGATAATGAAATCGGAGCAGCGGTCGATGAACGCCCATGAAGTGTCGTACCACGCGGCGTACACGCGGCGACCTTCGACCGAGTCGAGCCTCGCGAGCGCTAACGCGTAGGCGTCGAAGTTGTCCTCGAACTCGAACCAGGTGTCGAGACATGCCCACGACATTTCGTCGTCGGTGTCAGCGACTTCGATGATGCCGTACAACTCGATCATGCTGTCCGACAGCGCGAAGAATGTTTCGGCGTGACCGTCCTCGATCCATTCGACGACCGGGTGGATCGGGATGGTGGTGGTGGGTCTGACGGTGGTGGTTGTTATGGCAGTGGTCGTGGTCGGCTCATGGGTGGTGGCGACCATTCCGGTTGAGGGTTGTCCGACACCAGTTTCAGTGCTGGCCTCGTTCTCGTCTTGAAAGGTGGCACCAACCCCGATCCCGGCGACAAGGATCCCGGTAGCGAGCAGCCCGGTTTTCAGTTTGTTGTTCATGGTTGTTCTCCCAATTCGATGATCGTTTTGTCGAACAGGGCGACGATGTCTTCGTGAACCGTGTCGGGGTGGTCGTTGACGCACGCCACCGCGTACATTTCTTGGTTCTGGTGTGGTCCTGGTGTGGCCCGGTCGGGGAACATCGTTTCTGCTGCCCTGTTCAGGTAGTCGAGAGCGTCTGCCCTAACCGCGTAGTCATGTAACGACGCTCCGTAAGGGGAACCGTGGAGGTGCCCGATAGCGCACCCGGTGGCGTGAACTGTGATTGTCCCGTCCGCTGCCACCTGGGTTCTGGTGCCGTGAGTTTCTCCTTGCAACCAGTTGAGCGGATCGCTGATTGTTTCTCGTGCTGCTTCTAGGTTCTGGAGTGCTGTGGTCATCGTGTGATCCCTTGGTCGGTGTCGTCTAGCGCCCATTCGAGTGGGGCTTCCGTGCGGTCTGGGTTGTCGAGGGCTTCGCGTATCCCTGTTTCGAGCCTGTCGATGCGTGCGTTTTTTTCTTCTAGTAGCCTCGCCATCCCGACGATGAGTTGTTCTCTGATTGCGTCTAGCTGGTCCACGTTGGCTGCTCCTGTGTTTGGTTATTGGGGTGTGTGGTCACCTTTGCATGCGAGGTTTTCGGGGTCGACGCGAACGAAGATGCCGGATGTGTGTGTGGCCCAACATTCGCAGCAGCGGTCGGGGGATGGGTCGAGTAGCCGTGTCGCTGGTCTGTTGGGGTTTGCTTCTTCCCAGCAGGTGTCGCACATGCTGTGCGTCCATTCACGTTTCATACACACATCACTGTACCATCCCACCTGTGTGG